AAATCCTGTCTGTAATGCACCGAAAGTTCCCCATGTAACCGCCCTGTTTGCCCTGTGTGGGCTTTCAGAGCACTTGCCGAAAAACTGCCCAAAGTCAAAACCAGCCCCACACAGGCGAACTGTGCGGGGCTTGGTTGGTGGCTGCGATTTTCCGAGATGCCTTTTCCATTGTACTGTATTTTACCATAGAAAAGCAAGTTTATCCAGTGTCAGATCCACCAAATATACAGCGAAAATATCGTCTCATGTTCTGTACATTTAGCCGCTTGCTATACGCCAAAAGGTATGGTAATATACAGTTACCGAAAGGGAAAACAACCAAAAACGGAGGAAAAACACAATGGTAGCATACGGAATCGCAAAGGCAAGAGCAATGGCAAACAGAACGGACTGGAACGAAAGAACCGAAATCACAAAGGCGGTCATCACCTGGTTCGATGCGGACTACGAATACGAACTGGAGATTGAAAACGAGGACAGGATGGACAACGAGGAGTTCACCGCATGGGTTGAGGAAAACGCAGAAAGCCTTGCAAAGGCAGATGCCGAAAGTCTCCACACGGTTTGCGAGGAAATCGACAGCATCGACTTTACGGAAAAGGAAATCGATGACGATGCCCTTTTCGATGAGGAGTACGAAAACGCCTGCGAATTTGAATGGGAGTGCCAGACCGGACGGTAACCCAAAACCCACAACCCAAGACCAAAGCCCCGAAAGGGGCTGCGGCTCGTACAGCCGCTGTGTTGCCATGTCCGGCGTAGTTTTGTTTCCTCCGAGTGGGTTTTCCCTTTCCCACAAATGCCCCACACAGGGCGGCACAAGGGCTCTTGTTTCGTTGGTGTATGATACACAAGAAAGTGCCGAAATTCCATCGTTTTTTCTGTACGTTTAGCGGCTTGCTATCCCTCCGGAAGTATGGTAATATACAGTTACCGCAAGGGAAAAACAAAAAAACGGATGCCCTGAGCCGAGGCAGGATGCTGCCCGAGGCGAACGGGTATGCCGACACAGGATTTTAGGAGGCTGGAACACACAATGGCAAAAACATGGAAAGTAAAAGCGTTGACGGTAACAGGAACAGCAACCGAAAGGGTGGAAAATGGGATTCACATTTACGACCCTGGCAAACAGGAATGGCTGGTGATCAAAGAGTTTGACGACTTTGAAAAAGCCGAAAACTGGATGACGGATTACATCAGGAAAAACCACTTCTACTACGGCGATTTCAAAATCACACGATAAGCTTCCCTGCACGCTCCAAGCAGCCCCTGAATCAAGGGGCTGCGGCTCGTACAGCCGCTGTGTTGCCCTGTCCGGCGTGGTTTTGTTTCCTCCGAGTGGTTTTCCCTTTCTCACAAATGCCCCACACAGGGCGACGTGGAGCTTGCTTTTTTTGTTGGTATCATACACAATTTTCTGCCTTCCTCTTTGTGCAGAATATGCTGGAAATTTCGTTGACTTCCCCTTTGGTTTATGGTAATATACATCATGCCGAAAGGCAAAAACAACGAAAACTGGAGGAAAAAACAATGTGGACAGAAGGAACAATTCAGGTAGGAAAAAGCATTTTTCACTACTGGGTGAAACATTACGAGGAGCCTTCCACTTTTGGATATGAGGAAGGCAGAGCCTCGAAAATCTCCCTGCGGCGGAATGGCAAAACGGTGTTCAATTTCGACCGGGGCATGGATATTCCGCCGGAGGATGAAGAAACTGAAACTGCACTGGCGATCCTGCTGAAACAGTACAACTAATTCATCCAAAACCGAATCCCACAATCCGGAGCCGAAAGGCTCTGGTGGTCGTACACCTGATTTGGGTTCGTGTATGATACACAAGAAATCACAGAAATTTCGGCGTTTTTTCTGTTCATTTAGCCGCTTGCAATCTTTGAATTTGTATGGTAATATGGTTACAATGGGAATGGAATCTCGATTACAAAACTGCCCCTTGAGGGCGTTAAAATAAATGATGCAGACTTGCTTTTGGCAGGTCTTTTTTGTTTGGAGGTGAGAACAATGGCAAGATTTAAACCGGCCCGTTTTATGGCGGAGGATTCCAAGTATAACAAAAAGGCGGCAGACTATGCTGTCTCTTTTATTGAATGCCTCAGCCACACCAAAGGCACATGGGCAGGAAAGAAATTCGAACTGCTGGACTGGCAGGAACAGATTATCCGTGATTTGTTCGGAATCTTGAAACCGAACGGCTATCGGCAATTTAATACAGCATATATTGAAATTCCGAAAAAAATGGCAAGAGTGAGCTTGCAGCTGCCGTCGCTCTGCTATTAACTTGTGGTGACGGAGAACAGCGAGCGGAGGTCTATGGTTGTGCCGCAGACCGACAGCAAGCCTCGATTGTTTTTGACGTTGCCGCAGATATGGTTCGTATGTGTCCGGCTTTGATGAAAAGAGTCCGGATACTTACTGCACAAAAAAGAATTGTATACACACCAACAAACAGCTTTTATCAGGTACTTTCCGCTGAAGCTTATTCCAAACATGGCTTCAACATCCATGGGGTCGTGTTCGATGAACTTCACACGCAGCCGAACCGAAAGCTCTTTGATGTTATGACCAAAGGCTCCGGCGATGCCAGAATGCAGCCTTTGTACTTCCTGATTACCACTGCCGGAACGGACACCAACAGCATCTGCTATGAAGTTCACCAAAAAGCAAAGGACATTCTGGAAGGCAGAAAGCATGATCCGACTTTCTATCCGGTTATCTATGGAGCAGATGAATCCGAGGACTGGACTGACCCAAAGGTGTGGAAAAAGGCAAACCCAAGTCTGGATAAAACCATTGGAATGGATAAGGTGGTGGCTGCGTGTAATTCTGCAAAGGAGACTCCCGGCGAAGAGAACGCCTTTCGGCAACTGCGTTTGAATCAGTGGGTAAAACAGGCTGTTCGTTGGATGCCAATGGAAAAGTGGGACAAATGCAAGGTTGCCTTTGATGAATCTGAACTGGAAGGAAGAATCTGCTACGGTGGACTTGACCTTTCCAGCACAACGGATATTACAGCTTTTGTTTTGGCATTTCCTCCAACTGAAGACGATGAACATTATTATATTTTGCCCTATTTCTGGTTGCCGGAGGAAACACTGCCCCTCAGAGTAAGACGTGACCATGTTCCATATGATGTATGGGAACGGCAAGGATACCTGAAAACTACGGAGGGCAATGTTGTCCATTATGGTTTTATCGAGAACTTCATCGATGAGCTGGGACAGAAGTTTCACATCAAAGAAATTGCATTTGACCGTTGGGGTGCAGTGCAGATGTCACAGAATCTGGAGGGACTTGGATTCACGATGGTACAATTCGGGCAAGGCTACAAAGATATGTCACCGCCTACCAAAGAACTGATGAAATTAACGCTTGAACAGACCCTTGCCCACAACGGGCACCCTGTTCTTCGGTGGATGATGGATAACATTTTCATCAGGCGTGACCCTGCCAGAAATATCAAGCCGGATAAAGAAAAATCCACAGAGAAGATTGACGGTGCGGTTGCCATGATCATGGCTCTTGACCGTGCAATCCGCTGTGGATGCGTTTCTGATGAGTCGGTTTATGATACGAGGGATATGCTGGTGTTATAGGTTTGATTATCTTTGCAAACTGGAATTTCTTGAATGGTCGGATATTCTCCGTTATGATCTTTTAAATATTCATTAATTTGATCTTGAGTAATATTCATATATGCAATTTGTGTGGAAACCTGCATTTCCTTATCTGTATAACTCATCTTCTCTAATCTCCTCCATTTTTTGATTAAATTCATCAATACTCATTTTCCAAATACCTTGCTCGGCACCTTGTGCCACTCGCTCATACTTTTCGTCCAGAAATCCAATTAGACTTGAATTACAAGAAAGGGAGGGATACTCGCTATAATATTCTTCTACAGTTTTCTCATCCTCCAGTAATATAAAATCAATCCTTAAATAATCAAGATTTGTATCAGAAACAATGCTTTGAATATAGGAATATAATTCCTCATTACTGTAACAATCTAAAAAATCAGAAGATAAATATAAAACAATTGTTGGATGAATGCTATATGCAGACATCTCATCATTGTATTCTTCAATTGTGATATTCGTATTCTTGATTTCTTTTTCTTTAAACGGAATGCTCGGAACATCTACATCAATGTAAAAATACAAATTGACATCGGCGAAGGTTTTTTCCACGATTTTCTTGTATTGGTCTCCAATGATCGATTGAATATAATCATCTTTTCCGCCACGTGTTTCAATCAGGCTATACACCTCAAACAATAAATCAGGATCATTTACTGGATATGCAATTGTTCGATGAGAATCCATGATAGTTTTCACTTCGAACTCTTCTCCATACTTTTCGTATAGCTGCTCTTTCGCAAATTTTGCTAAATCTTTACTGTCATAAATAACACAGCCTGTCAGCCAGATTGTATTTGTAAAAACAACAGCACATAAAGCTGCTATAGAAAAAAGATGATGAATGATGTTCTTTCTCACTCTTGCATTCTCACTTTCTGTAAAAATCACCGGAATTTTTGCGATGTAAATGGTTAATGCCCATCAGATCAGCTGTATAGCATTTCATATTTTACTTTAGTATAAATGAGCATTTCCAGCGACTTGCACAAAAATATGTCATAATTTCACATGATAATCCCGTTTTTAATTGCAGAGAGAGCATAAATGGTTGGGAATTGTTGTGCAAAATGACGGTGCATGCTCATTTATAGTTACTTTAAATAAAATTTCACATTGTCATCAACCTACTCTCTCTTTTTGCAACGCAGCAATTCATGATTGCCGGAAAGGCTGCTTTAAATCAATCCTTTTTCAGCATCTTCACTTCTTCCGGCTCTTCCGGCTGATGGAAAAGCCAAAGGCAAGTTGAATTTGCTGTCATGGTAGCAACAACAAGGGCCAATGCTGCCATTGTACCGCCTACCCAGAACGGATGGTCTTCTGTCGTTTCGATAATCTCATCATTGATTTTAAGATAAAGTACTATTTATATTGAATAAAATTAGCTTGTTATTTATAAATATTAGGATTAAAAATTCTATTTCCTTTCAATGTGCTTAAGTCATTGAAATCAATATCATATTTAATTGCGTGCTTTTTTAAATCCTTTAAATTATAGTATTGATAAATATTTTCATACTCATCAATTTCCATACAAATATTATCTTCTGCAATTTCATGCTCATAGACGATATATATATCATTAACTTTTTGAATAGCATATGAATACCAATAATACTTATTTCCTTTTAGTATTCTTTTACGTATTCCAATCTGCTTACCTTTTTCAAGTTTGAGATAGTTTGCATTCATCTTGTACTTTCACCACCATACCCCAGATATTAGAATTTACCAAATTAACAAAGCACGATTTATAGAGTTTCTACCCTACATTCTGTTTAGTTTAGTATATTATACCACACCCCAACCCTCAAAGTCAAGAAAGGAGTGATTCTTATGGGTATTTTCACAGGACTATTCAAGTCCAGAGATAAGCCGACCAACAGCTATGATTCGCCGTCCTACACATATTTTTTCGGACGAGCCCACAGTGGTAAGCGTGTAGATGACCGCAGTGCCATGCAGCATACCGTTGTGTATGCCTGCGTGAGAGTGCTTTCCGAAGCCATTGCACAGCTGCCCCTGCATGTTTACCAATACACCAATAACGGAAAAGAGCGAGTGCCACAGCACCCGCTTTACTTTTTGCTCCACGATCAACCAAATCCTGAAATGACCTCTTTTGTTTTCCGAGAAACCTTAATGTCCCATCTGCTGATTTACGGCAATGCCTATGCACAGATTATCCGAAATGGCAGAGGTGATGTTTTAGGATTGTATCCTCTGATGCCTGACAAAATGAAGGTTGACCGTGATGAGAAAAACCGCCTGATATACATTTACAGCCGTTACGATGAAGCAAATCCGAACCTGAAACAGCAGGGCGATATTGTCCTGCAGGCAGAAGATGTGTTGCACATTCCCGGACTTGGGTATGACGGCTTGGTGGGATATTCTCCCATTGCTCTTGCGAAGAATGCAATCGGCATTTCTATTGCCTGTGAGGAATATGGAGCATCGTTTTTCGGAAACGGTGCTTCACCAAGTGGCGTGTTAGAACACCCCGGAGTGATCAAAAATCCGGAGCGTGTGCGTGATGCGTGGCAGAGAGCCTATGGTGGAAGAAATGCACATAAAGTCGCTGTTCTGGAAGAAGGCGTAAAGTTTACGCCGATCTCAATTCCGAACAACGAGGCTCAGTTTCTGGAAACCCGTAAATTTCAGATTGAGGAAATTGCAAGAATGTACAGAGTGCCGCTCCATATGATCGGCGACCTTGACCATGCAACATTCAGTAACGTAGAGCATTTATCCCTTGATTTCGTGAAATACAGCCTTGACCCATGGATTGTTCGCTGGGAACAAGGACTTATGAAAGCATTACTTTCAGATTCAGAGAAAGGCAAGTATTTCATCAAGTTCAATGTTGAGGGGCTTTTGCGTGGTGATTATGCGAGCCGTATGCAAGGCTATGCCACAGCAAGACAAAACGGCTGGATGTCCGCCAATGATATTCGTGAACTGGAAGATATGAATATGATCCCTGACGAATTGGGCGGAAATCTCTATCTTGTAAATGGTTCATTTACAAAACTCGCAGATGCAGGGGCATTTGCAAATCAAAATCAAGAAAAGGAAGAAGAAACCGAATGAAGAAATTCTGGAACTTTGTAAAAAACGAAGATACATCAGAAACAGAGCTTTTGTTTAACGGACCTATTTCGGAAGATACCTGGTGGGGCGATGTGCGCTCGGATAGGGTGTAAGTAAATGTGAAATTGGTAACACACAGAATAGGTAATTCTGTAAGCGACCCAACTAACCGAAAGGCGAAAGCTGATACGA